ATGTTGTAATGGTAGCATTTAAAGCGTCAGATAAAGTAGTATTTTCCTACATCATAGGATTAGTATCCATTAATAATCCTTTAGTAAATTGATTAATCGCTTGTTCCATTACTATTGTATATATTTATATTTATTCTTTGAAGTCATTAATTTTTCCATAGTCAAAGCATCTCTGGTAATAATTAACTCCGCATTTTTTGTTTTTATTTCCTCATAAAACTTTCTCATCCAAGATGTTTTATCTTCTTTTAATCTAAAAATATATGGAGAAGAAGGATTATCTACTTTTGCCTCATCTAAAAGTTTGTATAAGAAGATATTTTTAAATGTCTTATATTTTTTCTTAGATTGTAATAAGTACTCCTTATATTTATCTTCAGATAAAGCAAAGTAATAATAACCATCCCATTTGGATTTAGTCCTTGCGAACATATATCTAATTCTCTTAGCAAGCTTACGATAATATGTTTGAAAAGTATTTAGTCCTCCTTTAGGGATTCTTCCTATAAACATAAATTCTTTAGGAGTTATTATTGATACATCATTTCCAGCACTTACATACTAAATTATCATCTTCCATCCATAAACTAAAATTCGCTTAACTTCTTCTTTTGTTAATTCTGGAAATTTTTCGTGGACGGCATCTACATAATCATTAACATTTTTAACCATAAGATTTACCTTCATTAGTATATTGAGTAAGTTTATCTCTAAAAAATTTACTCATATATACAGGAAATTTTCTTCTATGTAAAAAGTTATCTCTTTTACCGTGTATATATAAAAATAGTTGGTTTCCAGTAAATGAAGATTCCAAGAAATCAACATCTTCAAATTTTCCAAGCTATCTTAATCTTACAAATTCAGAACCTGTAAAGGCTTCCATATGAAGTTCTCCTCCCTAATATCCAACACCTTGTATTTTGAAAGTAGTATTATTTTCTATTATATCATCAAGAATCTATTGAACCCCTTCTCTGAAGACTTGTTTAACAAGTTTCTTTTTATACTACTTTGTTTTGGAAATTAAAGATTTACACTTTTCATACGGAAACCTTATGAATATATCATTTAAATTACAGGCCCATCCTAGAGCTAAATGTTTCATTATTTAATTGGCTTATAGGATCTACCATAGGTTTTTCTATCCCAAGAAGTTTTTATATCTAAAATATCATTCATGTCATTCTAGTTAAGATAAGTTATTCTAGCTTGGTCGCATTGTTTTAACCATTGACTGTATAACATCTAACTCTACTGAATTATATTAGCATTATTAGTCTATAATCCCTCTTTATATTTTAATATATAAGCTATGTATGTAGCAATAGCCATTGCTTCTTTATCAGTTAATTCTGGAAGACCTTCTTCGTCTGCCAGTATTCCTTTATAAAGAATATTTACAGTACCATAATCTCTAGTAAAATATAACTTATCTCCAACTTTTTCATATTTTAATAGTTTTCCTGGAATATAGTAAGGACTTTGATAAAACTTCTCTGCTTCTATAGCATGTTCTACAAAAGAACTATTAGAATCACCATAATCGGTTTGATTAGTAGTTCTTTCCCAATCTTCATAAGAAGCCGTTACCGCTTCCACACAATCTTCTCCATTAGAATCCAAAGCATTGCAAGGTAAAGTTACTGAATTATCTACAGGATTTATACAAGCTCTATATCTATAGAGTTTTCTATTTTTATTTCCTATTAAACCCCAAGCTAATAAACCGTATTCTTCTAAATCCTAGTCCTCTAATTCCATTCCGTACATCATATCTAATAATACGGAAACATAGTGAAAATTATTCATTATCCAGCAGTATATCTTTGATCGTTAGGAAGAAGAGGTGCGCTATATTGTCTGTAATACTACAGTTTCTATTTTGTCAACCTGTCCTTAATTACTGTATCTAGAAAACTAAAATTAGTATCCATTTTAGAAGCTTGGTCTAGTAACTATTGTCCCGTACAATCACATTGAAAATCTTCTAATTGTCTAGGATCTTTAAAGATGCCGACAACTGAAATCTATTTCAATAATGGTGCATTAAAAATGTAACAATCTAATAAACCTTCCGAATTTGGAGTAACATCTATGTATACCCAAGGTCTATTTTTACCACGTTTTCTATACTTTTTTATGGTAGAAATCACATCAAAAGGTTTTGTATAAACTATAAATGGGCGTTGTTTATCAGTAGACCCAATGTAGTATATTGCTTTTTTTAATCCATAATCAAATAAAAGCTATGGAATCTAAAAATGTGCTATTGGATCACTTCCACAATTACTTGCATTACAGCCACATTTATCTAAACTTTCACAATCTACAGGAATACAATTAAGAGAAACTAATAAGTCCTATACTGGAAGTATTCCCTACATCATATATTCCTTGATAACTAGTAATCTAAGGTCTATTATATCCTACTCTAACTATTCTATAGATAAAGAAGGGTTTTGATGGTAACCTCTTAAACCACTAACAATATCATTGTAAATTGCATCTGCCAATCTTTTTGTTGAAGTCCAAGCCATAATATAATAAAAAAACTAGACTAGACTTAATGTCCAGCCTAGTTTATATGATTAATTAGTTTAAATTAACCCGCACCTTGTTCACCTGGGTTAGGTGTTTGTGCAGAAGCACTCTCATAAGGAGGATTAAAAGGATCTGCAAAAACGTCATCAGCTCTGTGTAATTGTTTCGTGCTTTCTAAAGTCTTGATGAAATCATCAAAAGGTTTAGCATTTTCGCCGGCATCTAAAACATAGAAAACATGAGTAGTTACAGAGAGAGCTCTTTGTCCTACAACTTCTCCAGCAATACCATCACGTTTCTTACACATGCGGATAATGTATTGATGATATTTACCACCAGGAACAGGCATTTCATTCTTGTTTACAGACCAGAAGTCAGTATTAGCACCGGTAGGAATTCTGAGATTGTGGATGATCCAATTATAATCGCAGAAAGCTTCTACACCAGGAGTGATGCCAATTTCATTCTCCTCTAAACCTCTGAGTTGGCCATCTTCACCAAGAGTCTGAGCGCCGACAGTCACAATACCGTTGCCGTCCATAGTCCAGTTAAGAGGTACACCAACTTTGATATCCTCATAATCACCACGATAGTTGCAGCAATCAAAGGTTGCAGCCTGAGGATTAAACTTCTGCAAAGCAGCCGATCTAATATTCTGATAACCAGTTACACCTTTGAAAGTAACCTTACCATTTTTAACGGAAACCTTTAACATGGGGGCATTGTCCAACATGAATAACATATATTTCTTAGCAATGGCTAAGACTCTGGAAGCTACACCAGCAGCAGTGTCACCTTCCTTAACGGGAAATTCAATGAACAATGGTTTGCCTTTATATACAAAGTCATTTGCATAGAAGGCATCCTGAGAATTCATATTAAGACCAAGATATAACATAATACGATAGTTGCCAGGAGTTCCAACAACATCAGCCATATCAAAAGTTATTTCAGTAAGTAATTCTTCAGAGTGTATCTTCTTTTGAACATCTAAGATAACTTCTTTATCGAATCTGCAATTACCAATGCGAACAACAGGAGCATTATCATCCTCACCTGCTTTGATAAAATTAGCACCAACAGGAACAGTACCATCTCTGAAAGCCTGTACTGTAGTAGGTACGACGCTGTTTAAAATCGTCTAAGTTGTAAATTCAAACATAATTTTTAAAATTTAATTAAGAAGCGGCCTAAGCCACTGGTTCTGTCTATTGTTGAGCTGGATTAGCAATAGACTAAGTAACTACTGGATGTGTCTATAATCTTGGATCAGTTATATTTTCCATTATAATATGAACCAGCTCGTTTACTATCTCATGACATACATAATCTGGAAATTCTAGCATTTGACTAGTATCCTCTGTAAGGTCAAGTTGTTTCTAAGTAAGTCGAATATTTTGTGGAGTTTTGATATAATCAATATAAACTTTAATTAGTTCAAATATTGAATTATCAGTACCATATCTAATCTCCATTCTTACCTTAGTAACATTGCCGTATCTATGGTAGGCTTCTCTTTCGACTGTACTTAGTTGTCTACCACTTATTTTAATGGTTCTAGGTAATTCCGTTGTACCATAAACCTCATATTGAGTCTGGGTAGCTGAATCATCTCCATGAGATAAATCAGTTCCAGAAGTCCCGCCATTAACTGTCCCAGGAGTAGCAGAAGATCCACTTTGAGAACCACTACCACTAGATGTTCCACCAGAAGTTCCACTTCCAGAACCACCGCCTGTGTCTACACTTGGTAGATCACTAGAAGAAGCTCCAGTTCCAGTTCCTGCACCAACATCAGCACCAGTATTTACATCGGCTGAAGTTCCAGGCCCATCAAAAGGTGATGCTAAGCGAACTGTTGTTTCAACAGTCATATCACCTGCTTCGTGATGTTCACCACTATCAGTGGGAATGTCTCCTTGTATGTCATCTTTAGATCCACTAGGAACATCAGAAGGGTCAGTTGGGGCTATGCTATATAAACTAGCATCCGTGCCTTTACCAGTTGTTGGATCATATCGATTAGTAGGCATAATTACCTGCTAGTTTACATTATGTATATAATAATAAGGTCTTTTATATGTTGGCCTATTCCAGAAATTATCTAAAACCTAAGAATAAGCATCAGCTGTTAACCTAGTAGCTGCACATCTCCATGTATCACCTTGATTATAACATTTATAAGTTTTATTAACTTTATAAACACAAATACAATTCAATATATGAAGATAGTCATCAGGTAAATCGACTTCATAAGTTGCACCCATATCAACAGTTGTTAGGTCATTATACTAAGCACATTGATTCTAAGAAGATACTGGTAATAAAGCAGTTGCTTTTAAAACTCTTATATCATCAGTTGTCTATTGATTTATATCATATATGTTATATCGTTTATTAACATATTGATTTATAGCCTTATTTGCAAAGTAGTTAAAGTCTTCAAGTAATATATTAGGAGCATTTTCCTTATGAAGTTCAATTATCACAGCATCATATAGCTACCTAGATGTCATTAATCCTTTTTATTAGTAGATTTTGTCCCGATTAACTCTGGGTAAGTATCTTGCTTAATGAGTTTATAAACATTAGCATTCTTTGGATCTTTCAAGAATAATATGGCAGCCTCATCAGAAGCTCCTAAAACCACATTATCTGCATAAATATATAATTTGTTCTTGTAATTGATGACATGTTTATCTCTTGCTTCTACAAATAATAAACGTACAGCAGTATCACCACCTGTATAAAGATTAATAATCTTTTCAGGATCTTTTTCTGCAACTTGCAACAGATAATCTGTAACATCTGCATCTGGAACGTGGTCCATTCTATGTCCAAGTAATCTAGCTTTTAAGACTCTTCCTTCTGCACCTCTTTCATCATTATAAATATAACTTTCAGCGTCATGAATAAGTCTCTTTCTGGATACTCTTCTATTAGATTCTACTCCAGGTCTTTCAACATATAATTCAGCCACTCCAAATCTAGGTGTCTTAGAATTCCAACCAGGAGTACCATTAATCAAAGAATTACCGTTAGAATCTTTAGCATAATAATCTGGTGCAATCAAAGGACAATGCTTAATTGCTTCCCATATGAATCTATCATGAACATCTTCAAGATCTAAGGTATATCCATCTACAACTTCAATTACTGCGGTTTCCTTAATGAAATAGTTACGATTAACATCGTTCTTCTCAGCTTCAGATAAAATCATATCATCATGAGAATCTACTGGTTTTACGCAGTCTGCATATCTTCCGGTTCTAGGATCTTTACAAGGTTGTATGAGAACTTTATTTCCAACTTTTCCTCTCACACTTCTTAATACTATCTTTTGAGATAGATTTAACTCATTTTTATTTGCCATATTATTTCATTAACATTTTTTTATAATAACAAGGGGTTGGATTTACCAACCACCTTGTTTTTATCTTATTACTTAAAATATAATCTAATGATTATACTTATCAAATCTCTCTAGCGATATACGATCTATAAGGATTAAACACTGCAACACCAGAGTAACCCCAGTTGATAAGTTTGCTACCTGCCACAGGGCTAGCAACTTCACCAGAGCTAAGGCCGTTTTCTCTACCAACACCAAGATACTTGTTGGAGATAAAGTCACCACCCTTTAATGTAAACATTGCGATAGGAGGTTGATTCGAGGTCTTATCAGCGGTAAGGTCAAGTGCAAGCATGTAACCTTTTTCATAGCCAAATTCTCTAGAGAAGGTTCTATCAACCTTGAAGCTGATAGAGTTACCTTGCCAGTTATAGGTATCAAAACCTTTAGCACCTACCGACACATAGTCGTTAGCTTTCTTCGACCAAAGGAATGTGCCATCAGTATGATATTGTGCAAGATATTGATCGAGAACGTCACCAAGATCATACCAAGCTTTTTCATTCACAATGAAAACGTACGAGTTTCCAGTGGGCTTCTCAGCTTTTTCGTTAAGAGCCATAATCATAGCCTTAAGCACATTGATAGTAAGTTTGTTATAAGCATATTTGCTGCAGAAAGCTTCTACCTGAGGAATAATACCTTCAGAGATATAAATAGGTCTGTTGGTATCGGGATCCACGATAGTAGGCTTGTTTGTGGTAGGATCAACATTACCTTTCGAGAAAAGAAGTGCTTGGTTACGAGCAATCATAAAGTTGTCAAGCAAATTCTTCTGTACTTTATCCATCTTATAAATGGTTTCGGTCATGTTGTTTTGGTTCTTTCCATCACATATCTTGATGAAGACATCTTCATGAGCGGCATAGAGAGCCGAGTAAGAAGCATCAACACGGTGGGTAGAAATGTAACCACGATGTTTTTCAACATTAGATTGCCATTTTGTATACGTAATCTATATGTTTCCATATAGCCTGACTATATCTTAATCTAAATATTTAAATATAAAACCTTTACAATGATTTCTTTGTCCAAGTGCTACCAATTTAGCATTTTTATATCCAGCTTTTACGCACTCTGTCATTGTATCAAATGTCTCTAAGAGATTTCCATCATCGTCATATTTTCCAACTTTTCCTCCGGAATAAGGTCTTTCAACGGTAGACATCTTTCTATGTTTAGTTAAGTTTTTTAATTTATCAACCTTTTCATATGAAAATTGATGTCCATGATATTGATGTCCTTGATTAATCGCTCTAATGATATGACTTCCTCCTCTTTGATTGTGTTCTGGATTTACATATCTAACAGCTTCATTAATCCCTTTAAATTCCTTTTCAAAATTCCCCTCTAAGTCGTACATATATATTGGAGTTTGATGTGTTATATGAAACTTTCCTCCTTCAACTAAATTATATACATCTTCACGTCTTAAAAACTCTTCATTAACAATTTTCTTTTCTAGTTCAAAAGCTTCCTCTTCTGTATCAAACTTAGCTAATGTTGTTCTGATAAAGGCTTTAGTTCCATATTTTTTAACTGCATATTGAAAAGGTGTTTTTGGATTCATATAAGTACAAGGTTGAGTAATTCTTACTCCACAACCTATATAACCATCGAATCCATCCGGATTATTTGTACAATGTACTCCCACATAAATTTTATTATTAATTTTATTAGTGGTTTGATATACGATAAATTTTTCCATTATATTTAAATTTTAGATTTATTCCATTTCGGAGTTTTCTTCTCCTACGTCTATTCAGACTAGTCGATGAACGTTCCTAAGCATCTCTCTATGAGTTCATGTTATCTTAGGCTTCGCTGCTGATTGGCTTATCTTTCGACTTAGCGTTCCAGCAATTAGAAATATTTTTGTTTTAATATTGTTTATTAAGCAATATATCGAAGAAAGCTATACCAATGGCTAGTATTTTCTTCACCTTCTTCGTGTAATTCAGGCATGAAGTTAGAAATCCAACGAGTCTTGCAACCAGGCTGGCAAGCTGCGACATCCAAAACGGTGTCAAAGTTATTATCAATCAGACGAACTGCTACTTCCCAGAAATTATCTCCCTTTCTTACAGGTCTAGAAACAACCTGACATTGCTGACCAGAATCCTCAATTTTAAAGGTGTCATATTTCTCATAATATCTTTCTCTGAAGGCCATTAAAATTTCAGTACCACCGGCACCATCACCTTCAGGAACAGCTGCAAATTCGATTCTTTTAATGTAATTCGTAGTAATTTCCCAATCGAACTACAAAGCATTGACTGACTGATATTTGTTACCGCTACCCTTTGCATCTTGATAGAAGATATTCTTAAGGGATTCGGTTAAAAACGATGCTGTTAAATCATCGTACATTCTGGACACTACACCAAGACGGGTAGGTTTGATTCCAAGGTATTTGTAAAAATCTTCATAGGTTCTAGTATCCAATTTGTTATCATATAAACATTTAATTTATATTTCTTGTAATTTACCATCTTACAAGTTCAGACTATATCATCTTTTACGGGCACTCGTGTTACTATTATATTCTACAAAGTAGTTTCAAGTATTAGTCGTTGAACCTTCTTATTATATTACTAATAAGCTTGGCTGCTGATTATCCGATATTCTGGAGGACTTCCAGCAATTCACCCGTTTTTACATGGGCAATCATTTTAACTAGAATAATTTCTAACCCATGGTTGGAATATTTGATGTAAATTCCGCAATTCTCATATTAATTCAAAATAGTCATTAAGATTATATATAAAATCAATCTTCATCATCACTTAAGTCATCAATACTAGAATAACTCTTTCTTCTAGTAGGAGTTGACTTAGAAGGATTTATATAGACAGATGGCCGAGATTGAACTCCTTTTCTACCATCTTCTAAACCTCTTCTATATTGGTTATCAGAAACCAATTTAATCTGATTAGTAAAGTAGTCTGTAATGCTGTTGAAAGCGTCTTCACCATTAAGTAAGAACCAGGCTGCTTTAGTTAAATTTTCAGGATTTCTTAAAGCCTCCTAGAAATAGTTCCTACCATTTTGGTCTTGAGCTAACATAAATTCAGCTAAATCCTCTTTATCTGTATTATCAAATTGAATATCTAAATTTCCAATGCTGTTCATATTATTAATAGAATCAATAATAGCATTGGAATACTGGCTATATGCAGCAGCTTGTTGTTGTTCATATTGAGCTTGTTCTTGCATATTAGCATAATCTTCTCTTTCTTTATACTCTTTACGAATTCCTTCTACTTGTCTTTTAAATAATTCCTCGTTCTGCGATTTAGCATTACTTAATGCTTCTGCAGCCTCTTCGTCAGTAATTTCTCCAACTCGAGACTCCAAATCTAAAAGATATAATTCATCATCTGATAAATCATCAATCGCATATTGAGGCTGCATTTGCTCATATGCTTGAGCCTGACTTTGTGCTTGAACAGCATTAAAATAATCGGTAGGAGATAAACCATTCTGCCTAATGTATGATAAGAAATTTAACTCATCATCAGTTAAACTTGGCCTCTCTGTATATACAGGCTGTTCTACTGGGGTATTAAGAATATTAAGTTTCTCAGTCCTTGATAAATCATCCCAATTTCTACTAACTAATTGGCCGTTATCATCTTCGAAGTTAATATTCGTCGGATCTTCAATACCTTTAGACCTTAATAGGTCTGACACAACGTCACCTTCCTCAACCTCTGGGGCTGGGCTATAATCTTGCTGTTCTTGACCGGTCTCAAGAACATCATCGTCATCCAAATCATTAATTCCTATTGCCATAATTCTAAATTTTATTAAGTTTAAGTTAAAAATATTTAAACTGATTTTTGAATCAAATTAAACAAAAAAAGTCGGAGTAAGAATACCCCGACTTAACTTAATACTGAAATAAATAACAACTATAATAAGTTTCCAATTATTCCACCCAAAACAGTACAAGACCAGTCTCCCCAGTCCCATTTTCCATTTGGATACCAATCTTTAAATTCCATTCCACTTGCAACACCTAAGGTAAAGAGAATTGTAAGTAAGAATCCACTAGCAAGACCGCCAAGAAAATGTTTCTAGCGGTTGCTATTATCATAAATAATGTCTTCTATTAATGTCATAATTATTTAAAATTAAATTAAATATCCCGCTGTTAGAGGGTTGTTGGGGTTTATATTTCTTCGCCTGCGGTGAAGTCACTACTTGTCGCTGAAGGAATGAATGCATTGGAAACGAAGTCATAGAACCCTGCCTTTGAGTCAGACTCGCGGACACATGCCACATAGTCACATAAGACCGAAGACAAAGAAGTGTCTTCAATTTTGTGTGTGTAGATACATAGGCCGATGTTTCTTGTTGTGTTAGGATTCGTCATGCTTCTGTTACCAAGTGCGATGTGCCCACTATTGGCAGTTCCTCTTGCCTTTCCGCTAATGTTTATTGTTGTGCCATTATAGATTACTGAGTTCTTGCTTTGAATGACCATGTGAGGTCTATTAATGTGGAAAACATCATAATTCAATTGGTTTCCACTATTATTACTCTTCACGTTCAAGTTGCAACAAGAACAAGCATCAGATGAACCTTGCACAAGTCGAGTTACATTGTAGGAATCACCTACATAATTTCCATATATTGCACCCCAATCAATATAAGCTGACATATTGAAAACCGTTGTGATTTTGAGGTTGTCATTATCCCCTGCTATGCCAGTGTTAACGTAGGCTTTTGAGTCAGTGGAAACCCATAAAAGTTGCTTGTACCCACTCGGCATAGTCCTCTTCTCGACATCCACCCACCCCGTAGGTATTCCGCTTGCACCTCTCGTCCAAGTGACTCCCTCGGCTTGGATGAATGTGCCTGTGCTGCTGACACCAGCTACCCAATTATATGTCGCAAAATGGGAAGCATCACCATCATCATAGAGAGAAGTGGCAAGACATTTGATATAGGTAAGTGATGAGCAACCATGAAACATTGCACACAAACCACCATTACCTATTGTGGTAATAGATGAGATATTAGGAGCCTTTACCAATGATGTGCAGCTTTTATAGGTGTAATAGCATCCTCTAACACCGACAGATGTTGCTTGTAAATCAGTACCAGTAACAAGGTTTGTGCAACCATCATAAGTGCTATGGAATTGCCACTGCATAATTGTATTACCTTCCATCAGAGCAGGTGCATGAAGAAGTTGCGTACAACCTCTAAAGCAATACATATATGCGCTATTACCAGTCAACGCAAGCCTTAAATTAGAAGCATTTACAACTGATGCACCATAGAATAATCCAGTAAAACAATATCGCTGATTGGTTGTGGTAACACTAAAGTCATTGAGATATAGGATGCTGCGTATATCACCGCTCAAATCAAACTGGCAAGTAGAAGAGAAATTGCTAAATTGGTCATCCACATATCCCACAGCCGTACGTTTTCCACTTCCCATCCAATACACCTTCTCCCCACTTGCCACCTGCACATCGATGGTCACCGCCTCTGATGTGTTGTCGGTGTGATTCCAAGTCCTGCCGTCCTTAGACCACTCCACATACGACAAGTAGGTGGGTGTCACCGCAGCAGGAATGGTCAATGTGAACTGCCCAGCCTCCAAGGCCGTGAAGCATAGGTAGTCGGGGATGGAGGACTGCTTCTGCCATACTTGATGTCCGAAGGCCATTACCTTAGTTACATCATGGCCAAAGGCTTTGATGTCATTCATGTTATTGTTAAAAAGTATTATCGGCATAATTTATTCCTCCGTAATAAATGCAATTATATTAGATTTTTGGTCAGATGTAAGAGCATCATACTATGTCTAAGTCCCTGTCCAAATTGTAGACGCCTAGAGGGCTGTACTAGCAAGTGCATATGCTGAAGATGCAACATCTCTAGCTCCCTAATCTCCAACACTTTGTAAATAACAATACCAATTATTAGTGGAACTAACACATGTTGTTCTAAAATATTTAGCTTTATCTGGAATATTAGAATAAGTTCTATCAGCTATTCCAAAAGAATCATTTCCACCATGATCATATACCTCTCTAGGTATTCCACTTATATACGTTTTAGATGAATCATAAAATGCAAGTCCCATATTAGTGTTTCCAGATGCCCCCGGTTTTAAACATAAAGCCATTAAACGAATACTAATTGTATTATTAGGAATATAAATATAATCGGATGCATTATAATATGTTGCATTATTAAGTTCTCCAGTAGTTGCATAGATTGTTTTTCCAGATGTCCATGTAGTAGTTACTTCATTATTTACTATATCTCCACCATATTCATAATCGGTAATGTCAACCACCTCAAGAATTTGCTCAATTCCAGCGGTCGCTCTCATGCAGTAGTGCAGAGCATATTCCACACCATCATCAGGCACATCGATGTCGTAATAGTTTGGTAGCGTGTCGGCCTTGTTCCATCTGACAACCTGTGATGTGGTGTCCACTACCATTGTTGCGAGGTTGACGAGGTAGATGATGAGGCGTGAGTTTGTATTTGTAACACCACTCATGTCGATGTTAGGGGACTTGATGAGAATGCGGTATTTCCGACCGCCTTTGATACCCTTGTAAAATGCCGAGTAGGCGATGTCGTTTCCCGTGCCGATGAGCGATATGTTGGGAATGTAGCCCTTGTCGTTTACACTCTCCGTGATGTCCTCTAATTGAAACCACTGCACCCATCCATCGGCGGCTCTCATTGCTACTTGTATGTGGTCAATCTCGGTCATGGAGGCATCAATCGGAATATCGTAGTAATCGGCGAGCGGCTCCGACTTTTTGTCGCAACCGACATTCACAACATCGGTTCCGCTCGGCATCTTGTTTCCACTCTTGTCTCTGCGCATAATTTGTAGCATCATATAAGCCGAGCCAGTGTAGGTAACTCCAGTCATGTCTACGGATGGTCGTTGTATGTACAGACGATAGGTGTGCCCAGCGCACACTCCGTAAAATCTCACCGACACCATGGTGTTTGCAGCACCAGCAAGGGGGATTCTTGCACATCCTTTAGAGACATCAGCGACTTCATCCTTTGTGGCTTTGTCGGACATCTGAGTATTTAGAGCGTCCACGGCATCATCCACATCGGTCTTCAGTGCGAATTTGCTTTTTATCTTGCCCCAGAAATATGTTAGCCCTGCTTTATCGAGAACATTTTTCATAAATCATTAATTACTTGTTATACTATCAATCTCTGCATTTGTAATAGCACTAACTCCACCATCATTTAATTTTACATAAGTAGAGCTTCCCCATCTAAACTAACTATTTGCTGAATAATCTCCACTATCTGTCATAAGAACGTATATCTTCCCAGCTGTCGGAGTAACAACTGTACCACTAGCACTTCCTGTGGCAAACCAATTTTGACTTAATGCTGTTTGTCCACTTCTAGCATAAACTTCAACCACATCATCTACAAATGAGGGTAGTTGAGAAGAAGGAACCAATCCATTACCGTCAAGGGATGCAACACCATTGGCTACTCCTTTTTGAGTGGTAGGAATTACACCTAAAGAAGATGCAGTTACACCACTAACTGCTGTCTTAACGAATGCCGTGGTCGCTATCTGTGTTGTGTTCGTTCCCGCAGCCGCCGTTGGGGCTTTCGGTGTTCCTGTGAACGTTGGTGAGGCAAGGTTCGACTTTGCATCAAGGGCGGATTTTACTCCACCGCTCGTCACAGGGTTTGTGCTGCTTGCGGTCGGTGTAGAGTCAAACTTGAGCTTGTCTTGTTTGCCAGCAAGCTTGTTCTTTATGTTGTTCCAAAAGGTCTTTAGACCGTTGTAATCCAAATATGCCATAGTTATTTATTTTTGTTAATTATTAATCGGGGTCAACATACGTTTGTACCAAAGTATATGCGCGTCCACTAATGATAGTATCATTTGATTCTACAGGAGTTGCTTGATAGTTGACAACACTATTTCCATTTTCAATTTCAGAACCATTTACAACAAAACCATTAATATTATAAGAACTACTGACCCATTCTGCCCATGTCATTCCATTTTCAGCCTCATAAGAAGTGCTTGCGATTGTAAAGCTTATAGTTGCAAAGAGTCCGTTTATCTGCGCATCGCTGATAGTATCAACGGTGTCCAATTTGCTCGTATCGGATGGGTGGACATGGTCACCCTTTGCCCATTTGGTTTCCGTGCCGACCGCCGCCGTGCCGTTCATCTTCGGTGTTGTGGTTGTAGCCTTAGGAAGGTCACTGCTCTGCATTGCGCTGTCTGCTTTAGCAAGACTTGCTTGTACATCTGACGATAAATCAGTATCTGGAATTCCAGTACTAGGTAATTGATATGCTGTAGCACCTGCAGCAGCACCGCTCCGTATCGTGGCAAGGTCGCTGATGACATCCTGCTTCGTAGTATCAGATGGGTGTCTGTGGTCGCCCCTCGCAAAGGCGGTTTCAGTACCAACAGCAGCAGTTCCATCCATCTTAGGAGTTGTAGTAGAAGCTGCAGCACCTTCTGGAATATCAGACGTAGTGATGAATCCGCTATCATTAGTCAAATCAGATGTTTTTGAAGGGATGCTCGGCTTGTTAAGAATCTTTGCATCTCCAGAGGAAGCATTCCAGTCTGCATTCACGTTCACTTCAGCACCACTTGCTATACCCGCAAGTTTATTCTTTTCATCGATGGTATAGTCATTAGTTGAGAGACCCTTTCCTGATTCTTTAGCTACATAAGTATCTGCAAGATTCAAATTACTTACATAAGTTTGGACATAATTTTTAATCTTAGCCCATAAATGTGTTAAACCAGTCGAATCTAAATATTTTGCCATATAAATTTATAAATTTAAAAATTACATAAATCGTCAATCTCAAGAATACTTATAGGAGTAACGTCGGTTAAATAACCACTATCATTAACTAGCTCCGAAGTCTTCTTTGGAATATTCGGTTTATTTTGGATAAAAGCATCACTTAATGAATCTTGCTCTGTCCAATCAGGTTGAACATTAACTTCGGCACCTTCTTGTATGGTACTTAATTTAGAAAGAGCTTCTGGATCTGAAGATACTATATCTAATGAGCCATTAACATAACTATATAAACTGCCGTTATAAAAGTAAAAACCTTCAGTAGTTAATTCCTATAAGTTATCTATTTTCTAAATATAACTTTTAAGTTTTACATTGAAGTTACCTTCTTCATCAATTAATGCAATATATCGACCTCCCTATTTAACATATATTCTTCCGTCAGTTTTTATAATTGTTGTATCCATTTTAAATAGGGTTATATTAATTTAATTAGTTACCAATTGGAGTTTGCTAACCTGAATCTGGAGCTATTTCCTGTGGTGTAACATTTTCATCTGAAGTGTCTACTCTTGTCCAGACTAAAGTATTGCCGAGGTAGAGGGCCTTAGCCTCTACCCCAGCAAGCATTGCTTTTTTTATTATATTACTTACCATAATTACGCATCTACAATTAAGTATAATGTATTCTCATCTTTGGTTGTAAGTGCATCATATGCAGCCTGAGTCAGACTTACTATCTTCTTGTCAGTTTCCCACGCGGTGCCATTCCAGATTACTTTCTATCCACTGTCTGGGTCAATACACCACCAGCCGGCATCCACGGGACGCAGTGTGCTATACGTTCTACCACCACCTTCCGTTGGGGCCTCATTCCAGAACACGCGGTCGCCAGTAAGCAGTGCTGTTCTTTCGGCTACTGTCAATGTGCTACCTTTCGGTACGAATGTCTCGAACAGGCTTGTATCACCATAGTTAAGAGAGCTTGAAGTCGGAATATCAGCATTATTGGTTATGATGCCTGTTTCCACAGTTATTTCGGTACCAATGTCGTTCTTTGTGCCGTGTGGATCTGTGAAGATGTCCAAGCGCAATGTCGGTGCAGCATAATTTCTAAGGTCACTTACGTCACCCAAGTATTTATGAGATACGAGGAACCAGAGACCCAGTTCTTCTATTCCTCCTAGTAGCCATGTTTTTAGAGTCTTAGATGACTCTACATTACAGAATCTACGTCCGTCAACACCTCTAGCGGAAACTCCTCTAACTTTTGAACTAACTGCCACAGACCTCAATTCGAGTTTTTTCTCGTTCCATCGTCCATGAAGCCTGTAGCGCACTGTCACTGCATAGGACACTGGTTCATTTGCACTCAAACCATGCACTAGCGAGAGAGCTCTGTTGTCCTAGGTGTTGGCCCAGGCGCCCACCGTCTGCGCGGCCGTGTTCGCCCAGCGGCCCAGCTCCGTGAAGTTGCCGTCAGCATCCTTCACTAGGCGGATTCTGTTGCCCACGGAGGGTGACCACTCAGCCGTGATGTTGGAGAACTTACCGCTCTTCGCAATGTGCACACCGCTTGCCGTGCTGCCGCAAATCAATGTCACTGGTATGCCCGCCTCTGCGTCCGTGATGTCCGTTATCTCCAGCAGGCTGCTGTTGGCGGCCGTCACAATATGGGTACCATTGGCGGCAGAAGGATTCGTGTCCGGTGTCGCGCCCACATACCTTGGCATAGGACGGCACCAGTGCTTTGAGTGTACCGTCAGCTTGCCCTCTTTGGGCAGCAGCACACATTTCGGCGCGTTCGCCGGTACTCCCGTTTTCTGGCTGTCCCAAAGCTCTATGTCGCCGCGTCCGATGTAAAGATGCGGCACGCCGAGAACTCCGAAAACCGATGTATTACTTGTGGTCCATCCATAAAAATACAAACCGTCTTTTGTCAGCGGGTTGAATTCCCATCCCTCATCCAGACCAGGAGCTTCCTCATTGCGCAGGATACTAATTTCATCTGCTCTGATCGGACCTTCGTAGTAATCACTAGCTGCATCAGCAGACCGTAGTCTTTGTGCTACTCTCCATCCGCAGTTCACGAATTTATTGTCTTCCATACGGAAAGATGCCAAATTATATCCCTCAGCCAGTCCTAATAGGTTGATAACCTCTCCGTTGTCGGAGACGAACGTGTTGCCGCAGATACTTATCCTCGTTGACGCATCGCTCAGCTGTCCTACTGCAAAGAGATAATATTGGTATCCGCCGGAACGGCTACTTACAAAACTCTTCATACGAAAGAAATTATTCTCCAAGTTCCATTTCTCTGTGTACGTACATCCACCGGAGACTGCTCCGCCGTGCATCCGTACCCCCGGCATGTCGAAGACATTGCCGCGCACCGTGTATTCAGAGAGTCCCCAGTATGTGACAAGGTTCGGGAAGTCTGTGTGCAACACGTATTTTTCTAGCACCTTGTCTATGGCCCACAGCGGTATCTCCTCGTAGGGCACATCGGCGTAGCCTCCGTCGGGGAAGAGGTCGGGAAGCGAGAAGAAATCAGCCTGATATTTTCTCAGGAAGGATTCGCATATTTTGCGTACCTCCTTGATGTCACTCTCAAAATGATTATTCTCGAATATACGGCAGAATGGTTTTGTAGTAAGATCCTTGTTGTCACTTTCTTCAGTAGTGACCCTTAGTCCAACTTTTACAAGTTTCGATTTCATATAGCCATATAAACGTCCGGAAGAAACATCTTTCGTAATCGGAGTAGTAGACGTGATTTGGCTGCTGCGCGGAGCAAATAAAGGAAAGACGTTGCGTACAAGATTGTTCTGATAATAAACTTTCGCACAACTCAGATAGACATCATATACTGCAGGGTTGCGTCCTATAAATCGCTCCACAAGATTGTTTGTGAAATAGATGGTGCCGATTTCTGCAGCGATGGCACAGTAGTAAGTTGTATCATCACCATTCACCACATTCGGATATCCCCGGAAAACATTGTTGTCAACCACTAACGGGCAGCTTCTGCCGCCCCATTCGTCTCTTGTTTCTATGGTGTTTGTCGTAGCTAGATTGATAGCTTCGTACATAACATTCTCAAAACGACATCCTTTTATAAGATACTCATCTTTCACTGCCAAGCCGTCGAGATAAATATCTCGTCCGTAACTCTTAAGACCCACATATTCAGGATCGTGTAGGAACGAGCAGTTTTCTGCTATAAATCGCTGCACACCCTAGAAATCCACGGGTGGGTTTGAATTCTTTATAATTACTCCATTCTCATACGAATCACTCACGCTTAGGGTACCAAAATGTACAACTGCCCCGTTTTCCTAATACAGTGTATCTCCCTACTATGTGTCTGACTGCAGAACGAAGTTTCCGTTATATCCCATGTGTTTAAGTGCTCCGGAGGAAGATACTTTGAAAACATACTCACCTTGAGCATAGGGTACATATATCGGCTTTCTCAAATCATATAGGCATAGCATACTTGCTTTGTCTTTCTTTCCTTCAGCTCCAGCTTCTGCAATATACAGCGAATATCCATTCTATGTGTCAAGCACGTAACGACTCTTTCCACTGCTATTCTCAGTTAGTCCCAGTAATGTTTTACACCGTTCGGTACTAAATCTCTACTTGATGTCAATATCCGCCACATCGGTAGGTATAATATTAGCGTTTTCTCCGAAGATAAAGGAGCCTTGACCTTTGAACGTACATCCGCGGAATATCGCCTTAGTTAGGATGCCGCCACTAGGTAAGAGGCGAATCATGGTGAAAGAAGTCTCGTGTATGAACTCTACATTGTTGCAAATGATACCACCATGTCTCAATGCTGCCAGTTGTGCTTCTGTCATATTTGGCATAGGGCGGTCTGCCATAACACTGAACAAATGTCTATAAGCAACCAATCCTCCACCTTGAATATACAGCTCCCTCCAAAGTTGAATAGCATTGGCTGGGCTGTCGATATACACATAATACCGCCCGTCCAGAATCAGGTTCCAACGGCTCGCAGCTAACATACGCAGTATCTCAGCGTTCTTAACACCTCGGCTCTGTCTTGCAGAAGCGCTCAGGCTCTCGTCGTCCTGTATCATTCCAATATCTGAAGAATGCACCCACGAGAGCTCACCACCAACAACTGGAACTTTGGCAATACCACCATTAGGTACAATCTTAGTACCAGAAGCTAATTGTATATAATTCTAACCATCAACATTACCAGTAGTAATATCTTTGTAAATTATATATTTAGTGTTTTGTGAAACATTAGAAGGAAGAGTCGAATCAGTAACATGAATAGCTCCAACTGAATTTACTGTAGATTTAGGGTTGGAAGCTAAATGTATTGCAGCATTTCCACCACTAGAATTCTTAGCAGAAACAGTAATTTCATCAGCAGTCACTTCACTAGGAACTCCACTTTGTTCCATAGTAGTCACTCTTCCAGAAAGAGTATTGAGTTCAGCAGTCACAGCTTTATTAGCAACAGCATTTGTACTAGTAGTGCTCAACGATTGGTCTACAGTTTGCTGAGAGTCTGGTCCGGAAGGAGCACTTCCACCAATAGCAATAAGACCATTAGTTCCATCAAAAACATAACCTACTCCATTATTTACATAAATGGTATCTTTTCTAGGTTTTCTATTTTCTCCAAAATACAAACCACTATCCGACCAGTTATCGTAATATTTAGTTTGATTTAAACTGATAACTCTAAATGCAAATCTTTGAAGAGAAGTAATGTAAAATATATCACCTGTTCCAGTATAGCTGCTTTCTTGAACAGTAGCACTATTAATTACTCCATCAAAAGGTGCTATCTAAAGATTGAATTCAGAGATGCCTACTTGAACTAATTCAGAACCATTCCAAAGATAGAGTTTATTATCATTAATATATAATCTGTTCTTTGAGAATGATTTTGCTGTATAAGAAATAACATTATTAAATTGTTCTGCTCTATATAATTGATATGTATTAGATTCAACAATAGCATACTTACCTAAATCAGAAGCAGAAGGAGTAGGTAACTATCCACCTCTCATATAAAGGTCAACATAAATAATACAATCATCAATGTTGTCTACATTTACAGTAACAAGATCATTATTCCAGAAATACAGAGTATCATCGCAAACAAACAAAATATGTTTATTCGGAGTAGTTCCATCAAAGAATTTATCTGCCGTATTCCATCTCTTATAATAATTATTATTATATTTAGCAACGAAAGTCTTATACTTATAAGAGTATAAAATCTAAATATCATTGGAAGTAGTAGCAGAATCAATTATATTGATAGTTTCTTCTGCCGAAAGAGTTCCATCGAAATATTCAATAGAACCAAGTTTTGAAAGTGCTGTATATATTGCAGAAGAAGCGACAGGTTTAGAAGATGAACTAGTTATTTCAGTATCAACATCGTCTAAAGTAAGAACATCATTTAAATCTCTATCAGTTAAAATGCGAGTTAAATCTCCATTTGATTTAGCCATGTATAATGTTCTAGCACTGACCTATCCAACACTAAGATTAGTAAACAAATACAGAACATCTGGTTTAAGAGTTATTTGAGAAACATTTTCAGAATCAATTGTTTGATATTTTTCACTACCCTTCCAGTTTGTATAATATGTAGTTCTTCCACCTACGGTATTTTCAAGAATAAAGCATTTAAGGTTTAATGAATATAATACTCTACCTTCAGTAATATCAGTAGGATTATATACAACAGAAGAAATTGTTTTAAATTCTTCAAAAGGAAGAACTTTATTAGCTAAATTGTTCTTGATGTTTTCTGTAGTTACATATACAGCATTAGATGTTACAGCTCTTAAATCTCCCGAAAGAACTTGATTGATAACATCGCCGCTACCCCCACCACCTGTTAAAAGATAAGGAGAACCATTAGCATATGCATATATATTTCCATTATAATAATATAAACCCTCAGAGTTAATATCATTAAAATTAGAAACAGTCGAAATGGAAGTCTTCAACTTAACATTTAAATTTCCGTCTTCATCTATAAGAGCGATATATCTTCCACCCTATTTGACATATATCCTCCCGTTAGTTCTAACAATATAACTATCGTTATTGTTTATTATTTCCGACATTTTTAAATTTATTTAAATCAAATTTTTTCCAGGATAATTCCTTAAATCCAAATCTCTTTCTTCCTTTTGGTAGTTTTCCGTCTTTAACGTAATTATCAAAAGTTGCTCTTGAAACTCCCAAATTATGGGCAGCTTCTAACTTACTTACATCTTCAGACATTATTCTTTCTATAAGATCTAAGAGTTCATGCTATTCAGTTTCGGATATATTAGAATTACCAGTATCTATATCATTAATTATCTGTTGTAGTAAATTTCTTATTATGTTTAATATAGCCATAGGTATATAAACTTATAAATATAAATACAACTACCAAATGTAGTTGAAATAATCTGCCTGTACTAACAGGGATTCCTATGTAATAATCTATTATATTCATCATATCATTAAGCAATATATAATATAACGGCAATCTATGAACATAACAAAACTTAAATATACGAGATGTTAATAACATATACAACCAAGGTAAAAATGCTAAATGAATAATATAACCTAAAGATATCAAGTCAATATTCCAATATCCAGCAAAGGTATTTATACAATAACCAAAAGCTATAGGATATGGTAAGTATTTAATAAGTATTAAATAACTTTTATGACTTACATTTCGATTTTGCTTTCCCGCCTTCTCCAAAGTGTCTTCCTCTGGTATAACCGGCTCGTCTAGCTAACGGTTTTGGTCTTTTCATACTATTTTTCAGTTTATTTTTAAAAATATTTTGTTCTAAGAATTAAACAAAAAAAAGTGGATTCTTATTCAGAACCCACTTCTTTAAAAATATTACTAACAGTTTTATAAGAATACATATTTAAATTTCCATTTAAATGAGCTAACTCTTCTTCATCCATATCTAATACTTTAGATATATGACATATTAAATGGTAGTATTCGTGTGATATAGTATTTATTAACTAATAAACAGAACTTGTTTTACTGATTATAATAACAGAACTTTTTAAATTCAAGTTTGAATAGGTTAAGCCTGTATTTAGTTTGCAGTTTTCTAAATTATCTAAAGCTCTATCAATATACTATATAGGACATTTAATATTCCTTAAAGTTTCAATTATAAAATCAATATCATCACAAGTTGTTTCATATATAACAGTAATATTCCAATTATTTGTGTTAATATGGTCAACAATCATAACATGTCTTCCCACTCAATTGGAATTCCTAAAAATACCATATCAGCATACCAACGGTTAAATACTATTCCATCATAACCGTCTCTATCGTCAATCACGTCTTTCACATACAATGCCAAATGCTTCTCGTCTGAAATACTACTACCCATGTAATCATTGTTTCCCATATTATATACATATACATAATCATGTAAATCATTATGGTCCAATTTAACAGAGTATTTTTGCAATATTTCATCTACCTTTTCTTTTGAAACAGGACTCTTTCCATGATCCATTTTACTTACTGCAAAGTCACATAATTTCTTATTAAAATGTTCTCCGTAATACCGAAGGTATCTCTTCATGGAAGAAGGCCTGTCATCGTATAAATCTAATCTCATCTTCTACGGCCATAGCGATCTCCGTAACGGTCTTCATATCTATCACCATAACGATCGCCATATTTAGAATCTTCTGCCATATCTTCAAATATAGCCTGCAAGCATTCAGCGTGTTCAGTTATTTTAGAAATAGCCTTCATGGCTTTCCCAAATTTATCCTCAGTTAATTCTAAAATTATCATTTCTTTATTAAATCAAATATTTTGTCCAATTTGGATTCAACACCATCAAATCTATTTTCAAGATTTAAAAGTCTATCATCCCTCTCTTTATCTTTAGCAAATTGTGGATTTAATTCCTTGAGAATTTCTTCACAATCGATAATGTTCTACTTATATGTATCAATGTTATTAAGAATCTATCTACTATTGTGTAATAGAGATTCCACTTCTGTTTGGATTCCCTATCTAGTTTCACTAATTACAAGTTTCCCTCCATTATAAGTAACAACATTGTTTATGCTAGGCAAATTGTTAAATTCTTCAACACTATTTCCTATACGAACTTTTAAATCTAAAGTCCCATTATATTTAGGCTGACTTACCCCAATTATTTCTCCAACAGAATATTTCAACCCAGAAGTTTTATCTAAAAGATATATAGAACTTCCTTGAGAAAGAGCTGAAAACATATTATGCAGTTAATAATTGCATTAAATTGCAATCCTTTGAATAATATAGTAAATATACTCCAGGTTGAGAAAGTTGTGTTCCAGTAACAGCAGTTCCCCCTGCTAAGGATACAGCTTGAGCAAAGTCGTTTGACTAAAATAGTATAGGAAGTGTTGTATTAGTAATCTCTGTATTTAACCTAAATAAGAGAAGTCCTTTACCATTTAAAAACCTAAAAGCTCTAGATGGAATATTAATAATTACATTGGTATCATTTACAACAATGTTACCACTTTCAATCATAGGTATTCCATTTCTATTAGAGAAATTAAATGGATAATTAGTGGTTGCACCAAACATAATTAATTCCAAAAACTAGTCTGTTGCCAATTACCTATATAAGGAGTAGCATTAGCAGCTACAATATTAGGCCATTGAACAGGAACTGTATTTGGCTGTTTATATGCTATTTGATTTATCTTATCATTAAGGGCATTGAAGGCTGAATTGAAGGCTTCAGTCTATTTGTCATTACTAATTTGCCCTCTTAACTGAGTAATAATGTCACCCTAAGCGTCAATCTTGTTCTGAAGTTCACGTTCCTTCAAATCACAGAACTCTTTGGTAATAAGAGTATTCTAAGCAGAAATGGCATTGAGAATATTATTAGTATTCCTATCTGCTTGAGAACCTAACTGATTTGTCTACTGACATACAGCAAGTTGGTCAGCACTTTCTATCTAAGCTCTCTGAAGCTGAGCAGAAGCATGGTTAGCAGCTGCTTGACTTTGTAAAGCATTTGTTTGATTAACAATTGCAAGCTGATTATCACAGCAACATTTACAAAGCTGCTGACTTAATTGAGCATTACCTTGCTGTATGGAATTAATTACTTGTGCGCCAGACAATCCTACTTGGGAACCTACAGTCTGGATAGCAGATTGAATACTATTTACTCCGCTTTGTACTGTCGATACACTTGTATTCAATATGCCAGCTAATTCAGTAAGAGCATCGGCTCTACCGTTAATAGCCTACAAAAGTAAATCTCTACCAGCAGTATTATTTAATTGATTAGACAGGAATCCGTTATTTCCTCCGAATCCATTGTTTCCGTTAAAGAGCCATGGAAACAATATCCACATAAACATCATCCACATCCAATTACCACCATTACCAAACCCACCATTCTGGGAAAGGGCGAACATTAAATTTGGGTCTAAATTATTGGTTCCATCAGGAACCATATAAACTTTGCTATCGGACATATAAATAAGTTAAATTAAAAGTTAGATAATTATCTAGTTGCAACTAATTTAACTTATTTATGATGCCTTTTAAAAGAAAACGTTACTAAATATTTTCTAACTTATTGACTATCAGTTAGTTATATTTAGTAACGTATTTCTTATACTCTTGGATTGTTAGGATCGTAGTCTTCAAGCTCTGTCTTTCCAGTGAAGAATACTGAAAGGCCAGCTTCATCAATAGAAGGTATTATTCCAAGCATTCTCTATAAATCTTCCTCACTCATAAAATGAGAATCATTTTCAAGTTGAGAAGTTTTACTCGGAATTTGTTCTTTAAATTTTCTATGATAATACTTTAATCCTTCCAAATCTAAATACTGATTCTCTTCCATAACTTTAAAATTTTAAAATTCAATCTTATTGATTTAAATAATATTCTACAATAAATTCTCTATTATTACCTAAATCCTAATCTAAATTAATAGCTGAGATTTCCTCTAAAAGGATTTCTAAATCTCCAATATCCTGACCCCTTTCTAAAGAGCTGATTAATCGTTTATAATCACAAATAACTTTGTCTTTTAATAAATCAATATCAGTTTGAGGTTCTAAAGGTATGTAAATGTTATCATGAACGGGTGACACAAATACATCGTCACCCAATTCAAATTCAACAATTGGTATTATAGGTTTACAACATCTTCTCATGATTCACATCCACATCCTTGGTCTCCTGTTTCCTCTTTAGAACAGAGTCCATTACAACCATTAATTCTTTCTAACAATCTCTAAGCTTCAGCTAATTGATTAGAATCTATCATATACTATATTACATTCAATGCAGACCAAACTAAATCTCTTTTATGAATTAGTTGAGAATCTACTTTTTCAGTAAAACATCTGTTAAATCCTCTACCTTTAAATATTTTCTAACAAAGTGAAATGTAACATTTTCGTAAATAGCAAACAGAGAAGAAATTATCTATAGTTTTCACAAAGTTATAAGCAGCAGGATTAACATCTATTATTTCCTATATAGAAACTTCTCTAACTGTACTTCCATTTGAATAGTAAATTTTATCTCCATCAGAAAAATATCCAGTACCGTTAGCTTGTAAATTAGGAGTTTGAACTACTCTACTAGAGACGCTTCTCAATATAGCAGAGCCATTCCAAATAGAATCTATCTAATCAAACGTTATATAGTTATCAGTTTCTACATAAGCATCTAAAAAAGTTCTAGGTTCCTCTTGTATGTGAGATAATCCAAGAATATCATTTATCTGATTTAACGTTATATATGTTTCAGATTGTACAAAATCTTCAGTGTCTGGAATTATAGTATCAATAGAATCTAAAATCCCTAGTATATCATTAATCTAGTTTTTGGTTATTAACTTCTTTATCTACAAATAATCTCCAGAAACAGCGGGGGTTTTAGGAAGGATTATATGACAAAATGTAATAAACCCTCCTTTCTAAGGAGACAATATAATTGGGTCATCTCCAGTACCATCATGTTTGTCAAATTTCTAATAAATTATTGTAGACTTATTAGACTCATTTAATTGTGCTATATACAAGGATACTGAGTTTTTATATGCAATTCCATTAATAGGATATTCAGTATCATCATGTATAACAATATTGCAATTTTTATCAGTATTTATTCTCATATATTCCTAATCTAATCGTTATAAGGATTTCCGTCGTATAATTGCATATACTCAATTTCAGTTCTCTTAGTGTCATTTTCAGCAAGACTTTCTCTATATGTTCTTTCAGTCTTAGCCTTGAACATATCAACTTCATTTTGCAATTTAATCTTTTGTTGTTCAAGATTAAGTTTAGCTTCATTAAGTTGTTCAATCTTCTGTTGAGCCTATTGTAATTGTTGAGAAGTTTGTTGTAATTGACCCTACATTTGTTCTAACTGTTGAGTTAATTGCTGTATCTAATTATTCTCTTCTTTCTATTTTCTCATGGATTGTTTGACTTTATCTTTCATTTCTGATAAACTCTTAGAAGTCATAATATCCATCAGAATATCTGGAGATACTATCTATGCTTTTATAAATTCTGGAACTAAAGCTTTAATCTATTCCATTTCTTTAATTACCTCGGAAGAAGTGATGATATGTATATCGTGGTCAGTCAAGGTAAAATACTCTGGAAGTGCAGTAAATATTTTCTATAGTTTATTGCCTAATATTAAAGTTCCAGTTAAGCCATCCTTATAAACTATTTTAGCACAATTTAAAGCATCTAATAAAATTTCTCTTGTAACAAGATTCATCTAGAATTGCCACTATTTAGTTACTATAAAAGAATTGTTTATGCCAACCTACACATTAGTTACAGCATCTCTTTGTTGTATACCATTCAGTCTTTCTCTGAATACTCCTGTAATAGAAGAAGCAGTGGCTTCTATAGAATCAATTACCATTTGAATGGCCTAAACAGCTTGAGCTTTAACAGTATCATCGAACCCATTAAACATAGTATTTAATGGTGCTTGTCCCGTATTTACTTGGCCTTCTTGAGAAGTATCAATTAATCCAATTCCTGCTTTTTTATAAGCTAGCCATTTCATTATTCTTTCTTCCATCTAATCCCCTAAGAAAGCTGGTATTGTGGGCATATTAATCCAATCACCCATTGAACCCGAATTGGCAATTAACTTATCTCTATAAAATACTGCAAGATCAAATTTATCTTGAAGAACCATACAATTCAAAACCATTGAATAAGGTTTACTACCTCTATTGTTAAACCATACCCCATTTACTGTTAAAAAGGCTTTCTCTGGAAAATCTTTAGTTCTAATTACATTTTCATCTTTTCCATTTAAAATATATATTTCCTCACCTATTCTCACAGAAGAATATCTTTGTTCAATAAAGTCTTTATCAGTTTCTATCCATTCAACTTCATAGACAGGAATTAAATTATTATCATACCAGTAATGTTCAGGATATCCAGGTACTACTTCTTCTCCTGCTCTAATACCATCAGTGGCTGGGGTACCCATTGCAGTTTCATAGCTTCTAACATAATAAGAACCATTCTATATTCCAAGATGGTCTCTCCACAATTCTTTTATTTTTTTAATATCCTCCCTATTAAGTTTTTCCCCATATTTTGCTAGAACCTAATTTCTTGTCAAGAAAGTTCTAACAACTATTCTATTAGATTCATTAACATAAGGGGAGTTAATATCTAACTCCGGAAAAACATTTAAAGGATTTAAACATTCTATTTGAATATTATTTCCAGAGGGAGAAGGATTTACTCTAAAGAAGGTATATCCAGTAACTAATAAATCAACATAAAGCTACCTTAATTTAGTAGTCAAATCTATATTTCTAGATTGTATAATATAGTCTACCACATTCTAAGCAGCTATTTCATATTCAGATACAAAATTTTCATTTATATCTGTAACGAGTTTATCTAACTGTTCTTTTATATTTAAATCCTACATTTCCTAATTACCTATAAGTCTAAGTAAATTATTCCTAAGATTTGACTATAAAAGTTTAAAACATTCAGTAGATATTTTTATTTGCTTTTCTCTAAATATATTATTAACAGTTTCAGTATCTTTACAAGATACTTTGGACAGGATAGGAACATCTATCTATTCTCCAACAAGAGCATCTACGTGTTTTCTTATTAAAGGAATAAATTCTATATTTGTAGGCTATCCTATTCCATAGTTCTCTTCAAGATACCTAAACTGTTCTTTATCTCTTTTACAATTATAATAATTGTAAGCCTTTCTTAATTCAGTTTTATCATAGACAAGTTCATTGATCGCATTGTCCGTTTTTCTAACAAGTTCCTCCTAGCTCATCGTCTTCTAAATCAGTTTTAATGCCTCTAAAGAATTGAACTTTCTACAACTATCTTGCAATCAATTCTTTTTCTATAAATTTTATAAAATCTTCTGCATTTAATTCAGCAGCAATAGAAATAGGTCTTTTGTCTGGTATACCTAAATCTAATATTAGTCTATACCCGCCAATACCTAATTCTGTAACTTTTAAACCACCAATATATTCTTTTTTGTAATATTTCTTTATAAGGTCTAAGACCTTTTGTTCCATTGCATTCATCGGTATCTAGGATTACTAGTTACATTTCTTCCGTCATATAAATTATCCCAATTAGCGGATACCTATCTCTGGATCTATTTAGGAATAATTCCATAACGGGTATATCCATTTTCATCTTTATAATAACCTATATCCCTAAATTCCCTTCTCTATTCTTGTGCTACTCTAGGTAATGTATCATTTAAATCTTCATCCCCTACTTCACACATACCCATAGCTGCTACAATATCAAATTTTCCTTTATTCTCATCAGTGTACTTGTTAAGCTGGTTAAGGAATTCAACAAACCAAATATTATGACAATAATCTTCAACATAGTCAGCAATCAAATCTGTTTGATGGTCTATCATCGCTCTAGTTGCAGTTGTACCATATTGATTAATTTGTCTCCTTCTTTCGTCACCACCATAACAAGCTCTAGGTCTTTTCATAAAGAACTACATAAATTTATTATCTCTAGCATAAGTTATCAAAGATAATCTTGTAGCTTCTATATTAGCTTTAGCTGAATAATACCATAATAAACCTATAGTCTACTTATAAGCTTCTCTAATATCATTAGGTCTATCTAAATAATAAGCTACATATGTAGGTTCTTTCATACCATATAATCTTCGTTTAATAACTGTACAGAACTTAGAAGGGTCTCTAGTTTCAGCTGAAGTTTCAAGCTATCCAATATCAATGCCGTCTACTCCAGCTACATATAAGTTATTAATTTTTTTATTATTTTCTTCTAATGGATGCTCTAAGATATAAACAGGGCCTTGGGGATGAGGTTTAAATCTTACTCCAGAAATACTGTCTCTATCTCTAGAAGCATCTTTATATATAAATTCCATATAACCCCTCTAAATAGTCGGGGTTTCTTTTTTAATATTAATAGATATTAATTGCTCTGATATTCTAACCTTATTAAATTTATTTATACCTTCAGCAGCAAAAGCTTCTTCAGCAGTAAAACATTGTTCTGCTTTATGATCTAATAAAGTTTTAGGATCGGTTATACTAGCCCTTCTTTCATTGTAAGAGGTTTTCTGTTTTTCAATTAGATATTCTCCTCTATCTCCAATATAACCCTATTTGTGCATTGTTATATATGCAGGTATGAAGTAAGCAGTTTCAACCCAATCTCCAGATTCAGTATAATTATGATAGAAGGGAAGAACTTGAAACATTCTAGGGTTGTAATAAACCTTGTTTAAACCAGCAAGATTTGGACCTGAGTCTCCACCCGTACCAACAGCCCCAATTATTCCTATCTTATTACCACCAACAGTACATAACTCTTCCGCCTTAATAAAAGATCTTTCTAAAATAGGATTAGAACCTGATTCCTCTAAGAAAAGGAAACCTACACGGTCACCTCTCATTTTTCTATCTTTATCTACAACAATACCTTCTATTTGGGAACCAAAACCT